GTCACGCTCCAGCGGTGTACCACTTGTGGTACTGCCGTCCGGTCGGTCGTAATGGAAGAGATCGCCAACGAAGGCAATCGTGCGTCTGGTGGGATTGTGGGCATTGCCCACCGAGAGCAGCTGCGAGCCAGTGTCGCCCACCAGGCGGGCGGCGTGGTCAAGGTCGTAGTCATCGCCGCCAGTCGTCTTGCCCCATGCGTACTTGCCGAAGTGCGGATCAGCGACGACGAGCACCTGCCATAGACCATCGCGCTTCGGTGCCTTGACAACCTTGGTCAAAGGGCGGCGAATGTCCTTCTTCGCAGCGTCAATCATCGCTGCCACGACTTCCCGAGTTGTCGGCCCGCCTTTCGGCTTGAGTCTGACGAACACACGGTGCAACTCAATGGAGCCGCCTTCGCCGTCGCCACATTCCCACTTGGTCGCTTCAGATGCAGCGACTTCAAAACGATCAAGGTCGGCTTCGATGTGCTTCAGCAGATCCTCGACGGTCTTAATGCGGCGGCTCGTTGATCGCGCCTCAAGCGTGTCGCCGTTCTGCGACTGCGTCACCTGCTCTGCGTCGGCGGCTGGCTTCGGCGGCGGCAACTTCGCCTTGATCCTGTCCGCTATTTTCTTCGCAGCCATTCAGATAGCTCCTTCTCTGAGACAATGTGCCACCCGCTTGCAGCCGCTTCTTCTCTCAGTGCTCGTGCGACGGACGCCGATGATGCGGAGCCATAGCCGCCCGCCTGGAACCGCCTGCGGATCTCCAGCACGCCGTCCCGGTCGTCATCGCTCAGGCGATCCATCCACGTCGCCGGCTTGGCTGGCTTCACTCTCTCAGCTACGGCGTCGGCTAGTGCGACGCTTCGGCTTTTCGTCTTCACGCGGCGGCTCCTTCTTCTCAAGGTGAATCCACCCGTCATCGTCCGGGATGCCGCCGCCGACGTGCTCCTCGTCGTCGTCGTCGAGGTCAGGCGGCAAGATCACCGCCTCGGCTGGCTTTGGCTTTGCGCGTCCCATGCCACCTAGCGTGGCAGGCGTGTCAAGCGGATGGAGCCTTGCCCCACTTCCCCGCCGGGCATTCTTGGTCGGCCCAGCTCAGCTTTGAGACATACCCCGCCACCCGTGCCACAGGGCATCCGCACAGGTTGCAGGCGTCGTTGACGAGGTGCTCGCACGTCAGGCAGATGTCGTGCCTTCTGATGATCTCGGCGTCATCGCACATCGGCATCCCGGCGGCGACGTGCTGGGCTGCTGCCGTGGCGAAGTTCTTCACCTTTGTCAGGAACGAGGGGGCGTCGGCGCGGGCGAGGTCGGGGGCGGGCTGCGGCTCGTATCCGGGCTTCGCCACTCGCGGATACGCCGGATGGTCCACGTCAATCGTCCACTCGTCGCCGTCCTGCGAGACGACGCACGGCATCACCTCGTCGAGCGTGTAGCCACGCTCGGTGCAACGGGCTTCAAGATGGGCGCGGTGGCAGGTGATCATGGGAGTGGGTTTTGGCAAAAGCACACACGCACGTCATATGCGCATTCGTGAACAAAGTTATTTTGTGCTGCCATCGTGAACGAAGAGTCGCTTAAATCAAAACTGTGGCATATCTGGTGAGCGCCATTGCATCGCGGTGTATTGGCGTCTCCAAGCCAAGGCGGCGGAAACCTCCACGCTGGATTGTTTGGACTTATGACTGCACCGTTGACAACAAGGTCGTCGTCAACAAACCCATTTATCGTGACGCGAACAGGAAGCTGCATTCCTGCCGGCACGCTAATCGTTATCTCTCCATGCCGATCTTTCAGGAGACAAGCACATATGTCCGACAATGCCGGGCCGACGTTGCTAACTCGAAATGAATATCTATCACACGTGTCATAGCACCCGAAGCATCCACAGCATGGGCACGGATTCGGCGTACACGTCGTCCCCACCCCTTTGAACACAGGGGCCGAAGGATTTGCTAGCGGCGTTACGGACGTGGAGCATGGGCACACGCCAGTCTTTTCATCAGCGGAGCAACTAGTACCTCCGCGCCATACTCCACCGCGTTGATCACAAGCCGCTTTTGTTTCGACTCGGCACATCAAGCCAGTTACGCCGCAATTGGTGTAAGCGTCTGGCCCGCAACAGCTACCAAGAGAAGTATCGACGCACTGGCACTGCGGCTTGACGCTGCACGTCGTGCCCTCGCAGCACGCACCTTCCTTGCAGGCTTGCAGGCAGTCGGCCTCGGTGGTGTAGCGAGTAAGCCCGCGATCAACGGCACGCTTTACGCTTGGGCTGGCCGCAACAGTGCTTGACTGGTAGCAAGTCATGTGTTTGCAGCTATTGATAGGGTCATCGAAATGTTAGATGCACCCGTTTGCTCAGTGATCGCATATCCAGATGTGTTAAAAGACGTGTGCAATATCGCTGACCGGCTCGCCGTAATCTTGTGATTTTCACACGGCTCTCCAGCCAGCAGGCGGAATGACTCACGCCGCATAAAAAACAATTCTTCGGGCGGTGAGTAGCACTCTGGGATTGACGTTGGCATTCCGCCACCCAGCCTAGACATGTCGGCAATTGTTTTAGTGTCAGAAATAGGCACTCTCGCCGTTTTGCGCCAAGCGTAGCTGTGAAAATCCAAATCGACAAACCACAGCCCGTCAAAAAACGTCGCGGTCACGCTTGCGACGTTGCCCGGCGTGTCTGGTGGATACAAATACTTCCATTCGTTTGCGGCTTGCCGCGAAAGTGAAAGCGAACCTGCATAGTGACTAGCTTGGATTATTGTTACCATCCGGCTGTGAAGCGTGAATGTCGGCTGTCCGGGAATGCACGAAAAACCGGGCGCAGACTGATCGACGACAACCACTTGGTCTGCGCCTGTCGTTATGTTGACTGTGACGGATTGTACGAACTCATCTACGCTGCAAGGCTCAGAAATGCAGCAATACCACCCCCCCTCGCAGCACCCGCAGTTCTCTGCGATCTTGCCGTCCTTGACGATCAGCGAGCCGTTTTTGGTGGCGAGTGTCATGTGCAGGCCGTGGTATCAATCCACGCCAATCCGCCGTTGGCGGCGTGCGTGAGGACTTGTTGCTTGGATGCTGAGTAGCCCGTCATGCTGTGCCAATCCCAGCCGACTAGCACCCACTCATCGGCAACATAAGCGATGAGGCAAACGGAACCTGATAGCGTGGCGATGTAGTTCTTCGCCGTGTACGTCGCACCTGACACGACGGCATCCGTGACGGTTGTCGTGCTGCCTTTCGTCCACGTTCCAGAGAACGTGCCACGAATGACGCCGGCCTGCATCCGAATCAGCGCCCAGTTGGAATCCTTCCACAGCACATGAGCGCCTGACGCCTTGCCGAGATCCGCCGCCTTCAACTGCACCACGCCACCAACAGCCACCTTGCCGATCTTGCCCGACTCAATCGGCTCGACCGCCACGCACCAGGCTGTCGTGGTTGCAGACGGCGTGCCGCCCGTCAGCACGGGCATCTCCTCGAAGGACGCCGTAGCACCTCCTGACGACGACGTAGGCGTGATCTCCATGCCCGTGATCGCCAGTACGCCCCAGCGTGCAACGGTCACAGACGGCTTGCAGTAGACCCACGTATACGGCTTGAGCACGGGCGAGCCGGGGACGCCTTCCGTGCCGGGATTGGCACCGAGCACTAGGTCGGCGGCGTCTTGCGCCCGATTCCACGCACGGGCGCTGATCGCCCCGCGCAGCGGCTGGCCCGGCTCTAGGCGTCCGTCGGGGCGGGCCATTACGTCGTCCCTATGCCGAGAGCGGAGAAGTCTGAGTCCTTGTAGACCTTTGACACGTAGACCGCTTTGGGCTGCTTCAGAAGCGTGCCGCTAGACACGGCATCCTCATACCGTACCCACAGGTATTCATGCCCCTTCTTTTCAATCCCCGTGATGCTGCCGATGGTCTGGCCCGTGACGTTCTTTGACGCCACGAACCGAAACGAGAGCGACCACGGTCCACGCCCCTTTTGGTCGTCCCACTCCTGCGAGCCAGAGCAGCCAACAAACAAAACCTCTCCAGCCTCGAATCCACGAAAGGCTGCGCTGTTCGTCGTTCCTGTGATCCCAGACACGCCACGAATCCACGCACTCGTCACGTACGCATTGGGAACGTCGTAGCTTTCCTGCCACTGCAACTGCGGCACGACGATGTCCACGCCGTTGACGCCGTTTGAATCAACGCCAATCGCACCGCTCATGTTGGTGGCAGACGACGGGAACCGCTTTTCAAAATCGAGCGTGCCGCCAGAGCCTACGGAACACGCCTGCGTGATGTGCTGCGTCCCGCCCGTCGTGTCAAACGACCGAGCACGCTTCAGCGGCTCCGTGCCATCCTCAGCGCCGCCTTTCTCATACGAGATCGTGACCTGCCACGCCTTGTCACCGAGGTAGCTGACGCCGTACTGCTCGGCGGTTAGCTGCATGCCCGGCACGCCTGGATACTGCCAGTAGGCACCGTTCGCCGTGATCTCTGCGTTGATCTCGGCGTGCAGCACCGTGTCGTCGTCGGTGCCGAACACCTTGTACGACTTCGTGTAGCTGGACGTCGCCTTCTTGCCCTTGCGGACAATGGTCGCCTGCCGTGAGTCGCCGTCTTCGATCCAAGTGAGTGGCATTAGGCTGCTACCTGTCCTTCGCCTGGAGCGTTCTTTGTGTTCTTGTCGATGCTCTCAAGTGCCTTCAACTGTCGTTCCGCCAGCGACGAGCCGAAGCCCATGCCGCCGAGGTTGACCGACGAGAACGTGCCAGCAACTTCGCTCTTGCTCATCGCAGAGTCTGATCCGGCAGCACCGGCACCGGCGGTCGCAGCCTTCTCGGAAGACGACGCTGACGCAGATGCGACGTTCACACGAGAGAACGCAGCGTAGTAGGCGTCGAGCAGTTTTGACTCCATCTCGCCGCTGACGTTTCCACGCTCGATCAGTGCGTCCATGCTTGCACCGATGTTCGTGATCTCGTCCAGCGACGATGCAGAGGCAAGAGAGTTCAGGAGTTCAGCAGCGGAGGCGGCATCCTTCCGGCGTTCGCTTGCGCCGGTCGTGGCATTGCTTAGATTCGCCTCCGCTGCCATCGTCGCCGCACGACGGTCTGCGGCTCGCTGCTGGTTGGCTTCCTCCCTGCCTGCAATCGTTTCCTGCGTAGCGGCGTCAACGGCATCACGACGCTTGATCATCGCCAATTCAGCAGCGACGTTTTCCTTTGTCGCTTTTGCGGCTCGACTGCTGACGCCAGGACGTTCGATCTCTCGCTTGCGGGCGCGAGCGGTCATCTCGCTGTCGACCTTCTCGTTCTCTTTCTTGAGATCGAAGCCCTTCTTGAAAAACGACTGAACGTAGTTCCAAGACTTGAGGATGCCAGCCTCAAGCGTGTCCCACATAGCGAGAATCGGGTTGATGATGTTGTCAAACGCACCCATCAGATAGGCACCGGCAGTATTCAACGCACCGCCAACGCTCACCCACAAGGCATCCCAGCCCTTGTAGATTTCAGCACCCATGATCGTGAAGGCGTCTTGGAACATCGCCACCCACGGATCGACGTACGACATCAACGCTTCAGTGCCACGCAGCCAGCCAGCGACAAGCCCAGCCCAGAGAATGTCCATCGCACCGGACAAGTCGCCAGCAGCGACGGCTTCGTAGACGCCGCTGAAAGTCGTCGTGGCAGTCGTGGCGAGATCGCCCAGGACGACGATGCCGTCGGCCACTGCTGCACCAAAACCCTCGCCGATGGCTCCTGCCGCCTGTTGGACGAGCGGAGCCACCGGGCCGAGGGCCGCACCGATCTGGTCTTTGAACTTGTAGAGAGCAAAGACCGCCGCACCGATGCCAGCCGCAACCAGCAGCACCGGGCTGGCAAGGGCAGAAAAGAGACCGAAGCCCTTCAAGACGAGACCGATAGAGCCGCTCAACGCCTGCAACGCATAGCCGACAGTCACCATGGCGGCACCGATGCCAACGGCGGCGGCGGCGACTTGAGCGAACAAGACAATGGATTCTTTGTTGTCGGTCGCCAGCTTCGTCAGCCCGTCAATAAACCCCGTGATGAACGGCAACGCACTTGCGAGCGCCGGTGCCACGGCATCCGTGATCGCAATCGCCATCCGCTGCATCGCAGCCAACACGCTGCCGAACGAGCCGGACAATCCCGACATCACCATCTTGTACTTCTCGCCCACCGGCAGAGCGGATGCCATCGCTTCCCGCATCGCCGTAAATCCATCCACGCCCTGAGAGGCGAGAATCGACGCCGCACGAATGGCATCTGCGCCAAAGATGCGGCGGAAGATGTCGTCCTTCGCCGTCTGGTCAAGCCCGCCCATTGCCTGATTGAGCGTGCCGATGATTTCCACCATCGGCTTCATCTGCCCGTCGGCACCACGGAACGAGGCGACAGACAGCCCGAGTTGATCCAACGCACCCACGGCATCGTCAGCCGGTGCCATCAGCCTCATCAGCATCGTCTTGACGCTGGTGCCTGCGTCGCTGCCCTTGACGCCAGCATTGGCTAGGATCGCCAGCGTTGCCGACAGATCCTCGATGCTCTGCCCCGCCAGCCCGGCGACCGCAGACGACATCGAGAACGCTTCCGACATCTGGGCAATCGACGTGCTGGACGCATCCGCCGCCGAGGACAACGCATTGGCGGCGACGTCCGATGACACCTTGAACACGTTCATGGCGTCCGACATCACCACAGCCGCCTGGGCAACGTCCATTTCGCCGACCTTGGCGAACTCTAGCGCCGTCTTGCCAGCACCGCCGAGCACGGCATCAAGCGACATGCCAGCCTTCAGCAGTTCAAGCATGCCCTGTGCGGCTTCTGTCGGCCCAACGCCGAGAGCCTGCGACATCGCCATAGACGACGCCTTGATCTGATCAATCTGCGCCGAGGTCGCACCCGTGCTCGCCCGAATATTCAACAGCGTCGATTCAAACGCCGCGCCCTGGCGCACGGCAGCGGCGATAGGTGCCGCCATGCCAATGCCAGCCGCCGCCAGCTTGCCGCCGCCCGAAGCCAGCGAGCGGCCCATATTGCCGAGCGACTTATTGACCTTGGTCAGCGCCGAGAAGAACTTCCTAGGATCGGCACCGATCTCGACAAACACGCCGCCGGCTCTGACTGCTCCTGCGCTCATACGTGTTTCTGCCAGTCCTTGCCGAAGAGGCGTTTCAGGTCA